ATTCCAATGGCTGCTCCGCACATGGGTTAAATCCCATCACACGATAATCCTTACCGTCTGGCGCATCCTTTAGTCGTCCATAATTACGAGCAACATCAAGCCAGATAAAACCTGGTTCTCCGTTTTCTGTAATTAAATCTACATAGTCTTCATACTTTGTTCCTACTTCTGCTGAAATAGAATTGTTTGACATCCATGCCCAACCTGGATTCTCTGGATCAAATGAGTTTCTCTCTGGGAACATCTCTGAGTTCTTTAGATTCATGAATGTTTCATCCCCTTCGTTACCCAAAGCAAGTGTTGCTGATCGTCTTACGTTACCTGATACCACGCAAGTACCAATAAGGTTTACAAGGTCTACGATGGCACGAGAATCTAGTGTTTCTCCGCCTCTGGAGCCGATTACACGGTCTATCTGGTCGTGTAACTTGATAAGAGGTGCAGGTCCTGATGCAACGCCTCCAAAGCCCTTAATGGGGGCTCCAAGAGGTCTAATCAAATCATAGTTAAACTTCTGGATACTCTGGTTTGCTCTCAAGTAAGAGTTGATGAGAAGGCGTACTGACTCTACCCATCCTTCACGAGTGTCTGGAATTTCGAACACCTCTTCTGGTTCTGTTGGGGTGTAGATTGAGAAATTCTTATCCTGTCCCACTGTATCAAACCCTACACCAATTCCAAGCATCAATGCATCCATAACCCAAGCAAACAATGCTCCTGGATCATTCTTGTCAAGGTCCTTTGTTGAAACCATTGCACAGTTTTGTAGTGCTGCTGAGTTCTTCTTCTCCATAGTCATAGGGGTTCCAAATGCCCACATACCTCGACCTGGTGGTGTCCACTTTAATTCAAACATTCTTTGGAATGCTTCTTGTGCAGACTTCTGAGCCTTGTAGTCGTTCCATGGCAAACGGTTTTCTTTAGCATGATTCTTCTGAACTGAGTACATACCCTCGATTACACGACGACAAACTTCATGCCATCTTTCCTTAGTTCCATCTTCCTTCATGCGAGAATATGTACGAATAAAAGTAATCTCTCCAAGTGAATTCTCTGCTGCATCCTTAAACCCGAATGGGCTTTCTTGGCTCTTGTACTTTTCTACGAAGTCCTCTGGAAGTTTAAAACTAAAAAAATCTGACATAATATGTATCGTCCTTTCAAAAACGGATTAAGTGTTAATTATAGCAGAGTTTTGTAAAAAGTAAAACTCTACCTAAATGTACTGTTGAGAGTTTTAAAAAAGTCTATTTACCACTAAGTATATGATTAATCTCTATATGGTTTATGTTGACATGTGATGGTAATTCTGAAACCCATCTTATGCACTCTGCCATATCTTCTGCAGTTATTGCAGCACTTTTTTTTTCTTCTTGTGTATCTATTGTACCTGGACAAATTTCTGTAACCTTGATGCCATACTCTGGGAACTCTAGCCTCATTGTGTCGACTAAAGCCATCATTCCTCTTTTAGCATTTGTATAGTTACCACCAGACCTATATGCAAACTTACCACCTAGAGAACTGACGAATATAATGGTTGGAGATAAAGATTTTTTCATTGATGGAACAAATAGTTGAGACAAATACATTGGTCCAGAAACATTTATATCGTAGGCTGTTCTAAAGTTTTCCATGCTTTCATTGATTATATATGTTGGACCTGAACCGCCTCCAGCATTATTTACAAGAAGATCTAAGGTTATATCTTTATACTTTTCATAAAACTTTTTAATTTCATCAGAACTTGTTATATCTAGCCTGTAAACTTCGACATTTTCAGAAACAAGTTTTGATACTTTGGATAGATCCCTTGAAACTGCTATCACTTTGTATCCATTTTCAGACAAAAGTTTTACAGTTGCATAGCCTACGCCCCTGCTTGCTCCTGTTACAATTGCTGTTTTCAACTACATGCTCTGACTAGGATTTAGTTCCATATGGTTGTGGATCCAGTGACCAGGAACCATATACTTTACACCAGATTTTACAGTATGGGCTGTATGAAAATATGGGGCATACGCTGGGAATATAACAATACTGTTTGCTTTAGGCTTTACTCCAAAATCTATTGTCTTATCAGCAAGTGCGATATCATAATCTAGGTCTACGTGTGGGGCACCACTAACCCATCCTTCAGAACTTGTCCACCCTCCATCGTAGTCTTTTAACTGAAAAGAGATTTCTCCGCCTTCACAATCATCATTTAAATACATTACCAAAGAATATCTAAGAGTCTTATCTCCATCTAGTTGATCAAAGTGTGCACCCATGCCCATTCCAGTATTGTATTTTTTTATGTTAAAAGTTGGAAATAGTCTTGGCTCATCAAAGTCTCCTAGAGAAGATGCGTAGTCTTTTGAGACGTTGTATAGTGCATCCATAACAGAGTTATAAACATACTTACTTTTTTCTGCTACCTCTCCACTAAGGCTATTTATTGCATTAATATCAAAAGTCTTTGTCTCTCCATATATAAAATCTTTGTCATTAGAAGAAGTCCAAGTTTTCCAAACATTCACGTCTGAAGAAGCACCTTCTTCGATAGTGTCCAATTCTTTTAAAACTTTTTTAAAATTATCAAAGTCTTCAATAACATCGGTATAGTAGTAAACCTTTGGGTCTAGCATATCTTTATTCATTTTCTTCTCCTTTAGTATTTATTTTTTTCATAAAAATCTTTTTCTTTTATAAAGCCAACTAAGACATATCTGATCTGTCCTTCTCCTACGTGCTTTACTCCATGCTCATACTCTTCGTTCCCTGGAAAAAAAAGAAGAGTTCCTGGCTTAGGTTTTAACTCTATGCCTAGTTTTGGGAAAAACAGAGCACCATCAGAATAGTCATTATTTATATATGCAATTGTAGCATATTTAATTGATGGGTCTGTATGCTGATCTGTATGAGATTTTAACTCAACTCCTGGCTGCATTCTTTGTATTGTCGCTAACCCACTAAGATGAAGATTTTTATCAGACTTAACAACCATGTCGTTTAGCCTTGTGTATATTGGTCTATAGATTTCGTGCCCAGTTATGTTAAAGTTTTTATCTTTCCAGTTCTGAGTAATCTCAAACTTTCCCTCAGCAACAAGGTTGTCAACATCGTCTCTGCCAAATTTTGTCATACAAAAAGTTTTAAGATTTCCATAATATTCAACTTCCCAGTCTGACTGAGAAGTGGACTCTATAATGCTTAGCAGTGTTTCTAGATCACTCTCTGATAAAAAATTTTCAACAGAAATAAGTTCTGGAGTTATTTCTTCAAATGTAAACCCGTTTTCTGTTAATTCTTTTTTAAAAGACTCAGTCATTATTTATTTCATCTACCTTATACTTATTGCCATTTATATCTATTTTATATCCTTCTTTTAGGATACCTTGCCACTCTGCTCTTTCAATCTCTTGCTTTGCTCTGGTTTCTCTCATTTCTTCTGCCCAAGCATCTCTAACCTCTTGTGGATATGAATCTTCTTCACGATCATCCCAGAATGATCCTATTGTATATCTAATGCCCTTAGTAATCAAAGATACTTCGTGCATATTATTAAATCCGCCATCAAATACAGCAAGCATTCCTACTTTTGGCTCTATCTCAATATCTTGATCTGGAAACTTTAGCAGTCCTCCTTCAAAGTCATCATTAAGGTATAGGAACCCAGCATATCTACTTCTTGTAAATGCACCAGAAACTCCATGCTCATCTGTATTATCTGAATGTTTTCTTGCAAATGCTCCTGGCTCCCACTTTTGAGTATGATACCCAATTTTGCAAATTATGCTTGGATCAAGGTCGTGAACTGAAGCAATCGCCTGTGGCATCATTCCTTCAATATCAGAAAATATGGTTGGGCTTAGTCCAGCCGATATAACCGCTTCATCATTGTCTTGTGGAAGTGTAGAAGAATATGACTCATAAAAAGAGATTGGCATCCAAGATAGGCTTTCATTTTTTGCTTTAGATTCTAATGCTTCGATAATGCCTGAAGCCTCTTCAGCACTTATAAAGTTTTCGTATATTACGATATCTTTTGTTATTCTTTTTTTGTTATCTAGATTCATTTTATTCTTACTCCATCTTCTATGAAACTTCTTGGTAGGTTTGCTTGCCTAAAGTTTTCCATAATTTCTTCTTGCATACTTTTCCAAACCTCTTTGCCAAATTCTGCTTCTTTTGCTGCCCACTCTTCAGAGCCATTAGAATATTTAAACATGAACATTCTCAAAAAATATTTTGTATCTCCACTAGTAATTGGGTCAACTGAGTGAAGGTATACTGTTCCATCTTCTGTTAAGAAATATGGGTTTCCTGATGGGAATATAAGTATGTCTCCTGCTTTTGGTTTGTGCTTGAACAGTTTTTTGCCAATAGAAAAATCTATGGCTCCACCCTGATAGTTGTCATTAAAGTATGCAAGGATAGTTATTGCAAACTTGTATCCTGGACTATCTATAGGCTCTCTAATATAGTCTGAGTGGTATGACATTGTTAACTCTTCTTTACCTTCATACCCCTCATTATATTTACAGATTGCTGGGTGACCTTTTTGCCAAAGGGTTGTCACGTTGCCATCATTGTCAATAACTGTCTCAGACATATCGACATCTAAACCATATCTTGATATATAGTCTTTAAGAGATAAATCAACGTTGTTTGATAACTCTTGCATGAAATTAAACTGATCTCTTTTTATATCACTATCTAGAACAATGTGATCCATCTTTATTGGACTAATGTGCCAATCAACCTGCCTAGATAATGGATTTAAATACTCACCAAATCTTGACCATGGCTCCCAATTGTTAAACAGTGCAGGCTCATCACTTGTGGTTGATTCTACAAGAGTTGAAAAAGACTTGTCTATATCTTTAAACAGGTTTCTATAAAGAACAATATTTGGGTATAACTCTTCGCCTATAGGCTCAGAACTAGTCTCCATATTGTCAACACTGTCTTCATAGTTGTCCATGTTAAGGCTTTCTATCTCCCGTGTGTTCAAGAATTTCCCAGAAGAATGGACATGTATACCTTAGTGATCCTTTGACTTCTGTTACTCCATGAATATACTCTTTGTCCCCTGGGAAAAAGTATGCTGCACCACGCTTTGGCTTAAACTGAATACCTTGATTTGGAAAGTATAACTCTCCACCTTCATAATCATCATTTATGTAAAATAAACTTGCTATATCGTAGTTTGGAAAATCGTTTGGCTTTCCAGCATCTGGACCTTCGTGAAGTTCTTTATCTGCATGAGGGTGCTGATACTGGCCAGGAAGCCACTTAACGATTGTCTGCCCTGTTGGTTGAGCCTTTACTTGAAAGAAATCCTCTACTATTGGCTTTAACCTTTGAACTAAACCTGTGATTATTGGAACAATTCTAGGATCATTTGCGTCTAGGGATGGACTGCTTGCAACTCTGTCCTTCCAGAATCCAGCATCATAGACAACAGTTCCATTTTCATTTACATGGCTTTGAGTAACGTCCCAAACGGTCAGACTTCTTGCTGCTTTGTCTAAAAAGTCAACCTCTTCTTCTGTCATAAAGTTTTCCAACTCTACGATATTCTCTACACCACTTCCAAAAAATCCAGATGGGGTTGATGATGGCTTTCTTATTACTTTTGTTGCATCTTCAATATTCATATTTCTATTATATCACCATTCATTTATTAAATGATGACGCTCCTGTCTGTGTATTATCTATAACATCTAACTTTAAAGACTTTACTTCGTGCGATCCAAGAGATTCTCCCTTTTCATTTGTAGCATTTCTATACCAGTCTGTCCACTCTCCAGAAGAGTTTATAACCTGTGCTGCTTGACCATATGAAATGTTAGCCTTTTCTCTTTCTCTGTCTGTGTCAACATATTCGTGTATTTGAATTACAGTGTTGTTTAATGCAGACAAAGATATTGGAATTATAGTAGCAACAGGAGTTCCAGCCTTGATTGTAACTTCTTTATTTGCAGTTCTTGCCTTTATTGCAAGAGGAAGAGGATTATCATAGAATGATGTGCTTATCAGATTAGAAAGTGTTTCGAAATCATCATTGAAATAATTGACTGGATTAATAGTTAACAGGCTAATGTCTTCATTTGTTCTAAAAACCATTCCTGTATTTAAACTAACAGATGATTGACCTCTTCCAGAATAAGAGCCTTTTGGACTAGAAATTTTAATATGCTGATCTGTTTGATCATTTATTCCATCCCATGTAAAGATAATATCCTCAGTACAAGATAGGCTCCATCCAATAACATTTGCCTGTGTTACTGGAAAGCACCTATATGCATGTTTACCAGATGTTTCGTCCATCCAGTCTCTTTTAATTGACATTGGTGTTATGTCAAAAATAGATCCATGTTGTTTTTCAACTGATATATCTAACACTAAGTTTAGTCCGCAACATACATTTCTGGAGTGTGATACTTTTTGTTATAGTCTAGCATTGTAACAATAGAGTATTTTGTTCCAGATACGACAGGCATAGCCTTGTGTGGATACATAAAGTTAGACGGGAAGATATAAAGATCTCCTGCTTTAGCCTTAAGGTTTAATCCTTGCAGTCTAAAAAATAGTTCTCCACCCTCATAATCATCATTTGGATAGGCAACTAAAGAAACTGTGCAGTTATAAGAG